CTCGGCCTTGCAATTGAGAAAATAATTGTGCTAATTGAGCTTGTAAATTTGAGGAGGCTCCTCCAAGAGCTTGACCAAAGCCGCTAGAAGAAAGAGCACCATTTTTTGCAAATCTTTCTGCAATCTCTGGTATCATTTGCTCTTGAAATTGTTGTAAATATGGGGCAGAAAATTGATTAAAAGCTTCTGGGCCTTGACCTAATAAATTCTTATCATGTTGATTAGCTAAATTCTGTCCTCCACCCACTTGCATCATTTGTTGCAACATGCTTATCAGATCATGACCTCCGAATTGCTGCTGCTGTTCTGTACCAGTAGGCACTTTCTTTAATTTCTCTGGACTCCCGAAGAGCCATTCACTGAAGCTTGGCATAGTTCACCTAAGTTTTTAAGTACTCAATTACAAAGACACACCACGTCAATGCGTTACCTGAATTGTTTTGAATAACGATTGTATTTGTCGAGCTATTATATCTCACATATATCGAAGGATCATTTAGGAAATAAGATAAGCCCGATGTATCTACAGCACCGCCAAAACCTTGAACGGGATATAGATAGCCATTAATTTTCATTGGTTGCGTCGAAGTTGATAAAACTAAGGAAGTTGCACCTACTGGAATGTTGCCGCCATTTAGAGATACCAAATCAGCGGTAAGACGATAACCATTGCGATTCTGTTGAGGATTCCCAATCTGATACCATTGCTCAAAGGAAGCATTTTCTTGAAGTAAAAATAGGCCACTTTCTTTTGTATTAACGGCATTTGCTACTCTACGCAAATAAAGAAGCAGTATATTGTCAAAATCCTTATCCTCTGGATTTACATTTAATGAAATAGGCAGCTGATTTGTATTTAATGCATTGTCACTTGAGAACGTCATACTTTGTTCATAACCTAAGATAATCTGTTTATATTCATATTTACGTTCATAACTTGGTGCATAATTAACATTTTACAAACAAGAACCCACAGAGGGAAAAAGGGCACTTATTAACAATTCCACAGAAACTAAAGAAGAAGAAGTATTATATATATAATTTTCTTCTTCTTCAGTGCATAAAAATGTCATTTGATTAATTCCCTTCTATTCTTATGAATTGCAATCTTATGAGCTATATTTATCATTTCCATGGCAGCTGCTATTTCATTTCTATCTATAATCCCATGGTCTATATTGGTCATCATTCTCCGATATTGCATTTCTGCTGTATTTACTTTATCTTCAATCCAATCTATATTCTTTTGTTTCATGTAAAACCGCTTTACACTCAATTTATAAGTGAACCACCTTCACGAAACCAGCAATTCATGGCATTCAATTCCATGGGAGTTTGATGAGTAGCCAATTGATTCATTAAATTATCATCATATGTCATACCTATTCGCAAATATTGCCCAAATTGAGTGCTATAAAAGCGATACCAAGCATATTCCGATCCTGGAATGTAAGTTTGCCCATTTACTGGCGTTGTATTCCACATGCCACCGCCGGTGTAGGTTGTAAATCCAGTAGAATCAGTATTATTTAAAGTAAAATTATTTCGATCTACCACGGTAATAGTATAAATTGCTGAATTCAGTTGTGTCATACCTTGAACATTGGCAATGTATATCACGGTTCCAGTGATAAGGCTATGATTTGGGCTTGTAATTTGACACGGATTAGCTTTTGAAGCTGCTGTAATGAATCTAGAATTTTGAGAAGAATTATTTAAAGCTGAATTCACAAGAGCTTCATTTGGCGCAATAAGATTTGCTTGTTCATTTAAAAAGGAATTAACAAAAAGCTGAATTGTTATTGCCGTAATACCTGGTGAACTTAAATTTGAATCTAATTGAAAGTCTATGAAAGAAAGTTTGAATTGTTTTCCTACCCCTTGAAATGGATTAAAATCTTTTCCTACAATATTCATTTCAGGAAATAAAGTGACAAGACCCCCTCCTATATAAGTAGCGGAAGAAGAGGTGGTCAAAATTTCATAACTTTGATAAGTAAAATTCCATACACTAATATTTATATTGTTTGGATCTGGCATCGGAGGCATACCAGTTTGCGCAATTGTAGCTTGGTAAATTTGATTATTTAGTCCTGGATCAGTTCCATTCCACAAAAGACCCTGAAAATATATTATTTCTCCATTTTCCAAATTATGATTTGGTATTGTTATTTGAACTGGATTTCCAGGTGAAAAAGTAACAGCGGTTATAGCCATGGTAGGAGCATAAAGATTTGTGACAGGTTGCGGTGTTTCTGCATCAGGATTGTTATAAATATTAATAAAACCTTGTTGTGTCCCCAAGGTCACGTAATCTACATATTGCTGATCATCCACGTTGTCCCAAGAAACATTACTTTCCCAAAATGTTGTTAGACTATCCCAAGTAATACCAAATTGAAATTGTGCAGGACCAAAGCAAGTAATAGTATCTCTGAACTTAGCCCAGGTATTATTTCTATAATTAAATACTAAAACGGTATTCGGATACGTCTGAGTAGTTGAGGCACTTGAAGTATCTAAGTAATTCCAGTAGACAAGTTCCTTTTCAAAGTCCCGTATCCCATGAACAAAATTAGGAGCATCATTCTGGATTTCAAAACTAAATACCTGTTCAGGAATTTGATCGTCAAGGCGAGTAACGCCATTGGCCGCTGCTTGAATGATGCCTCGATTACTAACCGTCATTACGCCCTGATCAAATACAATAGGGCTGTAAGCACATACAGAGCCAAAATCAGAAGAAATACGCTCGAAAATGAAAGGTAAACCATATTCACCTAAATAACGTAATTGCCATGTTGAGTATTCAAAAAAAACTATTAAAGTATTTCTAAAAAATGCTGCACTAACTATGGATTCGTTCGTTGGTGCATCAAGGAAGCCGCCTCTACCAAAGATATCTGAACGCCAACCGTTAGTTTGATCCGTTGGATCCCCAATCTGACTAAATCTACATCTAGCGAAGAAGTTAGTTGAGGCTGTATAAGTTCCCCCGGTAGATCCTTCCCAAGTATTAAGAGCAAGTAAACGGCCATAATATGGAATTAAAATTTGAGCTTGCCAAAGTGTTGTCGTTGCCGTTAATAAAGGCTGTAGATTCGTCCATGTGGTATTATTGTAATATCTTATCGGATCATAAGTTAAAGCAATGGTATCAATATTATTATTGGTAACGAAGAAATAACGTAGATCCGGTGTTGCACCTTGAAAATTAGCTGCCCAAAAGAAATCCGTATTTGTCCCTGTCCAAGTTGTCCCTGGAACTAATTCTTGAAACCCATTGACATATTGATAAGCGTAAACGGTATCAAAAAAAACAGTAGAATCTATGCCAATGGTGGGGACTTCTCTTCGTAGTATACCCATAACAGGTAAAGCAGGATAATAAGAGAAAGTAATTGTAGCAGCATGACCAGCTCCAACGGTTGTTGTTAATGTCACACTACCAGTCATGTAATTAATTACGCCAGAATTTCCGGCAGTTGCATTAGTAAGTATGCCATTTCCTTGATCAACAAATGGTGTTGCAAGAGTTGCTATACTAATTCTTACAGTACCTTCCGCAATTTCAGCATATGCTTGTGGTTTATTAACCCAAATGCCCCCAGATGTATATGAAGTAAATAGCGTTGTATCTATTCCTATGGTAAAATTATTTGGATCGACAACAGTTACCGTGTAAACATTTCCATTTAATTCTGTCATTCCTCCTACGCCTATGAAAATAACAAACATACCATTGCTAAGACCATGGGCTGTGCTAGTAACTTTACCAGGGTTTGCATTTGTAATTGCCGTAATAGATCCTTGCAAGCCAGTCAAGAAAGTAAATATATTAAAAGTCCAAGGAGAAGCACCACTGTTGCCTAAAGATTGAGCTGTAAATAGGCGAGATAATCGGCCCATTGGAACTTCTCCATCTCTCTTCTTTGTTCTATCACGATATACATAAGCATTTTGTAAATCTGAAAAAGCTTCATTGGCAAGTAGCGCAGGCTTCTTATCTTGCGTAAGCCCACCACCTGGATAACCGCCAATGAGAACTTGATGAAATGAAGACATTAATTACCTATTGCTAACCAATAAATAGGAGTCCAATGACTATCTATACTTCCTTGCCATGTAAATCCAGACTTACTTAATGATCCAGTTGAAACCCCATTTCTAAATGTGCTACTATTAGAAGCCGATCCAGTCAATTGAATGTTAAAAACTGCATGGGGAAATTCCACTGGAAAAGAAACGGATGTACTTATATTGGGATTAAAATTGCCCCATTGCATTAAAATAGCTCCTGCCCAAGTATAACCATTGGAACCGACTGCACTCCCAGTTAATTGCGTAATGCCACCCATACCAGTTAAGGAATAAAGTTGAGTGTCTCCATTGGAGGGAATATTTGGCGTTGTAACACCATTTATAATCAAGGTTCCAGGAACTCCGCTAAATATCTGATTATATCCAGTAACTGTAGATACATTAGTTTGAGTCACCTCATGAATGATGGTATGATAACCAGGAGGTCTAGAACCAGGTTGGCCATTATTATTGACATGATCAACATTCAATGTCTGAAAAGTACCATCAAGATTATTTCTTAGCGTTGATTTAGTTTGACCGAGCGATGATCCATCTGGTGGATATCCTGGTACATATGTTGGAATTCCCATGAAGCCTCCTAACTAACTGCAACGGTTGGAATTGGTTGACAATCTTGTGGTCTTTTCAACTTCTTTTTAGCCTTTTCACTAAGCTTTGCATTTATGGCTAAAATGGGTTTATTAACTTTTTTCTCTTTCCCCTTTATTACTGCCATGAGATTAACCCGTTGTATGCCGCCCAACAAAAGGACCACCGCCCATGGGGATGGATTTATTGGGTAACGATTTTATCTTCTTTTTCTTTGGAGACATAAAGTTCTTAGCTTTAGGATTCCAAACCTTCTTTTCGTCTTTCTTCATAACCTGTTATTTCCAAAATTAATAAAGCCAATTCAATTGCTTTTTCCCTTAGCATTATAATCTCTTGAGTTATCTCATTCTCAATTTCAC